TTTTCATACAGGTCATCTATGTTAATTTTTTCAGTAAAGTTATCAATATTTTCAAGCGTGAATATATTTGCCATAGGTATATGTTAATATAAAATGCCAAAAGAAAAAAACTTAACAAGAAAATTGTATTAAATAGTTTTCATCATTGTTAAATATATTGATGACAATTAAACATTTGGTTATTTCTGGTGGCGGTCCCACAATGATTAAATCATTGGGCGCCTGCCAATATTTGGAGCAAAATAATTTTTGGAAACTAGATGAAATTAAAACAATACATGGTACGTCTGCCGGCGCAATTATTGGTTCTATGTTATGTCTTAACTATGATTGGAACACGTTAAACACGTATGTTATTGAAAGACCATGGAATGATGCACTACCATTTAGCGTTAAATCAGTTTTAGAATCCTACACAAACAGAGGTATATTTGGAAAAAAAGCAATTGAAACTATATTCAAGTCTCTCTTATTAGGCAAGGATTTGTCATTAGATATTACAATGTCCGAATTTTATGAATATTCGAAAATAGAATTATACATGTATTCTTTTGAAATCAATAACTTTAAAATGGAGACAATTTCATACAAAACTTACCCAGAACTTCCTTTGCTAACTGCGTTACAAATGACATCCGCAGTTCCTATCTTAGTTTCTCCTGTTTGTCTTGATGGTAAATGTTTTATTGATGGCGCTGTTGTCTCTAATTATCCATTAAACTATTGTTTAGATATGGTTGAAAATCCTAATGAAATTCTTGGTTTCAAGAATGATTATGGAGAGAAGAAAGAGTCGCATAAAATTGATGAAGAGTCGACGCTACTAGATTATATAATGGCATTTTTATATAAACTAATTTTTCAACTGAATACAGAAGATAAACAAACAGCAATTGAAAACGAGGTTGTCTATAGTGCGCAATACCTTTCGTTTGAATATATTAAATCTGTCCTTTCATCACAAGAAATAAGGAGAGAGTTTTTGGAGAGCGGGATTCAATCGGCAAAGGACTTTTATGCCACCTTTAGCAAAGGTTGTTAGAGAACAGAGTTTAAGAATTGAACTAGCGTAGCCTTTGTAGGTTTTGCATCGTACTCGATTATCTGTCCATCTTTCAACAATTTGATTGTAGGGTAACCTTCAACTTTATATGTATTCATAAGCTTCTCAACTTCTGGACTCTCGTTTGTGCAATTCACATCCGTGAAAATTACTTGGTAGCCATTGATGGTTTTTCCTTGATATTCTTGTTTCAAACTCTCCCATTCAGGTTTTGCTGTTTTGCAATGAGGACACCAATCAACGGAAAACAACAACAATTCCGCTTGCTTACTTCCGGTCGCTGCCCCTTTTGGCATATTCTCTCTGTTGGCACTATACGAAGGCGCAAACTTAGGACCAACTATTTTATTGTAATAGTAAATAGAAATAATTATAAAAACGATAACAACTAAAATAATAGCAATTGTTCCCCATGACATATTATTTCTTATTCTTGAAAGAAAATTACCTGCTCCACCAAATGCGGGTGTCATACGTATATATTAATAAGAATAAATTTAAAACACCTTTAAACGAATATAAAGCTAGCATTAGATAAATATTTAACATGTTGTTTAGAAACAAGGAAGGAAACCTGGTCGAATTAAATAGATATGATTACACGAATGACCATATTTATTATAAAAAAATTATGAAGACAAAAAATCTTTTGAAAGAAACTACTTCTAAAGAAGGTAATTATTCCAATTTTTTAATTCAAAAATCTCTTTTTCCGAGGCTTGAACAAACAAATTAGGCAATTTATCTAAACAATCTATTGAGAACTGAAAAAATTAAAATTCCTATAAAAATAGAAAATGTATAACTGCATAGAATATTCGTTTTTAAGGCAGACCATTCGCCATTAAAAATTCCTCCAACATTTTTAGAAAATTCAAAAGTAATTGATATATTTTTATAAAGAACAAATGTTAAAATTGCTAATATAAGAAATTTTCCAAAAAGAGAGGCAATAATAAAATTACTTACTGGGCTGACTATGAATATTAAAATCAATAAAATAGATACAATTGTGCAAATACAAACATTTTTTGTCCCACTTGAATAATTAATTAAATGTTCGGCGCTCATATATTATATTACTTTTAAAAAAAATCTGGTTTTTTTATGTTATGAATAAAAATAGTCATAACATATATAATATACTAACGATACTTACGCATTGTCTTTCTTCTTCGCCCTCCATTGGCCAGTGCCGGGCGTTTAAATACTAACTTGTATCCTTCAATGGGAAGTCCCGACATAGATATAAGTTGATATCCATTGCCTTCCATTTCGGCAATTTTATTTTCTATAGCAGTGTTTTGGTGTTTTGGTAAGTAGTTAAAATCTATGCCACGTATATCTACAACTTTATATTCTGGCATATATACTACAAAAAAATGTTGCAATGCAATGTGTAGGTTATACTAGTCCCGCTTTACAAATTAAAGACATACACTATGGCTTGTTATGCACGTTCCTTTGCCAAAATCGCAATCAGCATTAGTTGCGCACCACGTCCCCACAACGTCTTGCTCTTCGCCTTAACGTTCTGTTTTTACGCTTACCTGCACGTTTAGTTTTTCTGTTACGACGCGTTTTTCCCCAACCAAATTGTCCTTTGTATTTGTTTGCCATAGTGTTTCCATACACGCCCCACCCTTGTCCGTGTCCATGTCCATAAGGTTCTCTTGGGTATTGCACATAATCTGTTGTTCTATTGTATTGGCTATTACCAAAAGTATTGTGAACTTGAGTTGAACCCAAACCATACGGCTGTCCACTTCGTGTAGTAGATGTTGGTCCAAAACTAACGCGGCTCATAATATATTAGAACAAAATTATATTAGAACAAAATATTAATAATATTTTTCTTTAATATTTTTTTTAAATGTGTAATATAAGATGCGTTTAACTAAAACAAAAACCAAAACAACAACCAAAACCAAAAAAACACTAAAGTCTCGTGTTTATTCAAAAAAAGATTACAACGCAGGCGATGGAATGTTGACTACAGTATGGGGGCCTAGTATGTGGCACTATTTACATACAATGAGTTTTAATTACCCAGTAAATCCTACTAGCGAAGATAAGAAACATTATAAAGATTTTGTTACAAACCTACAATATGTTTTACCCTGTAAATATTGCCGCATGAATTTAAAAACTAATTTTAAATCGTTACCTTTGACAATGAATGACATGGAAAATAGAGAAACATTTTCTCGATACATTTACGAATTACACGAATTAGTGAATCGAATGTTGAAAAAAACATCAGCCTTGACATATTGCGATGTGAGAGAGAGATACGAACACTTTAGGGCAAGATGTACAGATGAAAAACCAAAGATATTCAAAGTAGAATCTAAAAAGAAGACCATGAAAAACAAAACTGCTGCAGAAAAGGGATGCACAGAACCGCTTTATGGTAAAAAATCAAAATGTATTATTAAAATTGTTCCTCAAGAAGAAAAAGGAGCAACTTTTCAAATGGATAAAAAATGCGAAAAAACTAGGGATTAGGATGATATATATATATATGATATGTATATATATATGATATGTATATATATTTTTGAATTTAAAAAAATATATTTTTGACTTAATTTTGCACCACTTTTTCCAAAAGTGGTTTACATCCCAAAGCTACTAAAACTACTTAAAACGGGCTGCGGTAAATATTCACTGCTTATAGAATTATAGTTGGGAACTTTTTTACATTCAAAAGAAGGTTCCGGGCATCTTGCGCATGCAGGGCAAGGAGGGCAAGGTTTATCTCTTGTAGCTGCTTTTGCAACTGGGCAAACAGGGCAAACGGGCGGGATTACTTGTGATTTTAATATATATAAATCTTCATGTCCCTTTGGTATTTGACTTTTAGAAATTCCAGCAGGTAAAACGCTTGAGTATTTACCAGCAGAATTCAAATGTCTGGCATCGCCTTTATGAGCATCTGCATAAGCAGTTGCATAATCTGTTCCAGTTTGATTTTTATGTTCATCATTTTTATGCTTATCATCGTCAGTGTATTTTTTTATTTGAGGATTTTGAGAACTATATGTTGTAGAATTACCATTTGAATCAACAACTTTTACAGACACACTTCCATTAGAAATAATTATTGATGCATTGCCACCATTTTTTCCATAATACGTTGCTGTAATGTCTGATTTAGATTTTGAATTCTTGTGAGAATCTATGCTATACGTCGATGATTTTCCATTATTATCTGTTACAATTAAAGAATAAACCCCATTACTATTTACTAATTTAGCATTCGAACCATTAGGACCATAGTACATAGTGGGATAAGAAGTACCATCGTGATGATTATAATTGTCGTAACGTGTAGTCTGCACGTCCTTGCTTGGTCCTGTATATACGTTGCCTTGTCCGCCGAGTTTAGACCACCAATCAGGGGTTTGAGAAGATTTGCCGCTATTTACTCCAGTATATGTTGAAACTTCAGCAAATCCTTCTTTCTCTCTTCCGCCTAAAAAAGAAGATAAAATTAGACCCGCTATCAAAATTAGAAAAAGAAATAATGCGCTATTCTGGATTTTCATTGTTTGTATAATTTATATAGCGAAAAAAGTATAAAATTAATTGATTTGAAAAATTACAATAATAATTTATTCAAACAATGAGCGTTCCTCTTGAAATAATCAGCGACAATGAAGACTTTGAAACACCTATTGAATCAAAGAAACGTATTAAAAAAGCTCCCACAATACTAAAAACATGTTTATTTGATGATAAAGCAATATGTGAAATAGGAATTGATGAAGCTGGAAGAGGCCCTCTTTTTGGTAGAGTCTATACGGCAGCAGTCATTTTACCTAAAGATGACGCGTTTGATCATTCCAAAATGAAAGATAGTAAATTATTTCATTCTAAAAAGAAGATAGAAGAAGTCGCAGAATATATTAAGCAAAATGCAATTGCGTGGGCCGTCACCTACGAAGACGAAAAAGTTATTGATGAAATTAACATCTTACAAGCAACGCAAAAGTCTATGCACAAATCTATAACAGCTGCATATATGCTGGCAGCTGAAAAAAAGGCACTAATAGGAGGCAACGTTCATTTACTGGTTGATGGTAACTATTTCAATACTTATACACAATATAACAAAGTGCGTAAGATGGTTGAACCGCTGCCTCATACATGCATTGAAGGCGGAGATAATAAATATACTTGTATTGCTGCTGCGTCAATATTAGCAAAAGTTGCTCGTGACCAATATATTAGTGCGTTATGCGAAGAGAATCCAGAATTAATAGAGAAGTATGGAATAGATAGTAATAAAGGGTATGGTGCGAAGAAACATATTGCCGGTATTAAGGAGCATGGAATAACTATTTGGCATAGAAGAACTTTTGGTATTTGCAAAAACTACGTATAAAGCAAAAATTATTGCAAAAATTGATTTTAATAATAATTTTTTTAATCATTTAATATAATAACATGCCAAGAGTAATCGCATTTGATACTGAAACAACGGATAAAGGACCAGTTGGTGGAACACCTGGACTCACGTATAAAGAAAAACAAGTCATTGAACGCGCGCTAGTTGAGAAAGACGCAAGCGTAGCTGCAACTTATTGGGCAGAATGGGTAGGACAATGGCCTCGCATTACGCAACTTAGTTACATTTTATACGACACTGATAATCCAAGTGCAGCAAAAATATTCAATAAATATATTGACTTGCCGCCAGATGTTGTAATTGCGGCTGGAGCTAGCGCCGTTACAAAAGTTTTTACAACGCCAGAAGATGTTGTCGCAAAAAATATTACACTTGTAGATGAAACTACCGGCGTTCCAACTCTCCTTACACCAACTACGCCTGGAATATTTGTTCTAAGCGAAATGAAACGTATGTCACCTGAAAGCTTTCTTCCTATTGAGGCGGCTATGTCTGAATTTATGGCAGATTTAAAAACCTGTAACTTTGTTGTAGCGCACAACATTGACTTTGACAAAAAAATGATACTTGCGGAACTAGTGAGGCTTAAACGTGAACCGGACTTTTATGGCATTTTAGCAGAAGACAACTTTATTTGCACTATGATGCGCTCCATACAAGTGTGCAAAATTGCAAAGATGAATAAATTTGGTAGGATGGAATATAAATGGCCAAAGTTAAAAGAAGCTTACCAAACCTTATTTGGTTATGAGCCGACTGGCGAAGCGCTTCATAATGCAATAATTGATGTTATTGTATGTCTTCGTGTGTTTTTCGCACTTGGCATTGCCGGACCGGCTCTCGATATTTGCGGAACAAATGCCGAAATTACTGACTTGATTAATTCTATTTCTCCACCAGCGTTCAAATGCCCGAGATCCGGAGGAAGAAAGAAACGCAGAGCAAGAAAAACTAAAAAACAAGGCGGCAAGTTGCGCCGTTCTAAACGGCTGCATAAAAACAATTAAAAAATATAAATATGTATTGAAACTTATTTATACTTTGAATTATCTTATCTTTTATGACGTGCAATTCTTTTTTTAGTTCTGCGTTTGGATTTATTATTGCGCTTTGTTTTACCACCTTTTCCTTTTAGTCTAGCCAGCCTTGCTTCAATTTCTCCCATTTGTTCTGCACTATCAAATTGTTGAGCAAGTTTTTGCGCTTCCTCCTTATCAATACGTTCCAATAATGCATCAACCTCCTCTTGGTCGACATCTGCGCCTCTTGACGATGTTTTTCCCATCTTTTCGTTAAATGTTTTTTCCAGTTTACGTACTTTTTTCAATTCAAGCAATCCATTTAATATTTTAACTTTTTCTAAATTCTCCCTCATTTCAGCTTTCGTTGTTAGTTTTTCAAAATCTTTATTCAATTTTGTTATTGCATCGCCGATTGTCGAGCGCCCTATTTGGTCGGGTTGTATAGAAAATATTTGCTCCCGGGTCATACTAGCAACCTGGTTCGAATCTCTATATAAATGTTTTGTATCAAATTGTTTTCGTAAAAAATTTGTCGCCATGGCTATATATTAGCACTATAAAATTAATTACGCAGAACACATTTCGCATATATCGTGTTCTTCATCGCTATTATCGTTTTTTTCTTGTTTTTCAGGTTCCAATGTAAACTGCTGCGCCTGATGTTTTGCCTTTCGCCGCAAATAATAAATACCAGTTTTGAGACCTTGCTTCCAAGAATAAAAGTGCATTGATGTTAGCGTATTATACGTAGGGTCCTCTAGCCAAAGATTCAAGCTCTGGCTTTGGCAAATATACGCACCTCTATCCGCCGCCATATCTATCAAGTGTTTCATAGGCATTTCCCAAACAATCTTATACTTATCACGAATTTCCTGTGGAATAATTGTAAGTTGCTGAATACTTCCCTTATTAGCAATAATATTATTCTTCACCTTTTCATTCCAAATACCAAGCGCCATGAGCTCCCGCATCAAGTATTTATTTGCAACTACAAATTCTCCTGCTAGTGTGCGTCTACTATAAATATTACTTGTTAATGGTTCAAAACATTCATTATAGCCTAAGATTTGTGATGTACTTGCAGTTGGCATGGGTGCAACAAGTAACGAGTTTCTCAAGCCATGTTCGACAATAGAATTCTTTAGTGCGGGCCAATCATACCGGTCACTAGGCTCTACATTCCACATATCAAATTGCAAGATACCCCGACTAGCTGGGGACCCATCAAAAGACATGTATGCGCCCCGATGTTTAGAACCAAGTGTATATTTATTTGATAAATCAGAAACTAGACGCGGTGTTTCACGAGTGTTTCCAAAAGATTGCGCCGTTTCATTATACTCATTTTTAATTGAAAGCGCAATTTCATTACTTTTCTCTAGCGCACCATGATAAATTGTTTCAAAAATCATCTTATTTACTTTTTTCGCTTCTTCGCTATGGTAAGGAATATTCATCATAATAAATGCATCCGCAAGGCCTTGAATTCCAATACCAATTGGCCTATGAAGAAAGTTACTACGCTTCGTCTTTTCTGTTGGATAAAAGTTAATGTCTATTACTCGATTCAAGTTATTTGTAACTACTTTTGTAACCTCGTGTAGCTTTTCGTAATCAAATTCATGCGTCGTTTCATTGACAAATGCCGGAAGCGCAATAGAAGCCAAGTTACATACAGCAGTTTCTTTATCGTCAGAGTATTCCATAATTTCCGTGCATAAATTGCTACTCTTAATAGTGCCAAGATTCTTTTGGTTGCTTTTATTATTTGCCGCGTCTTTATATAAAATGTATGGCGTGCCGGTTTCCATTTGGGCGTCCAAAATCTTAAACCATAAATCCCGTGCATTTATTGTTTTTCTGACTCTGCCTTCACTCTCATATTTTGTATAGAGCGTTACA